TTATTTATTTGATGTGATGCAATACCAGTGTCAACTATATTTGGATTGGTACCATCATCAGCAGTTGCATAAACAATTTTAGTTCCTTTATCGGTTGCTGAAAAAGTAACACTGGATCCTGATCCAGAAGCATATTTAAATTGAACTGTATAAGAGCCAGATGTACCATTAACTAACACATACATCTGTTGAACATCTAAAGGAATTGTTACAACTTGGTTTCCAGTAATAGTTCCAGTAAATTTTATAATTCTATGTGCAAGAACGGCACCTGCTGATCCATCAGAAACAGATAGTGTCGTTGTATCAGCTGAACCTGCTATGTCTTGTTCTTCATAACCACCGGCTAATTGTTCAATGATCTGTAAATTAGTATTGGTTGTAGTTCCCCATGTACCGGCGTTCTCGCCGGTAGTCATTAGCTCTGTACCTAATCCCGTAAAACTTGATGCCATTAAGCGCTCCCTACAAATATTTCTACATCACATGATGCTGTATCTGTATCCACTGTAATATCTACTAAGTCAGAAAGACCTGAAGCTAAAGCTGATCCCGCCGCTTTCATTGTATCTACAACTCCACCGCTATTATCACCTGGATAAATAAACGAGTGGCCTGCATCGACCTTCATTCTAAATTCTGTATTGTCTTCGTCCCTAAAAGTTAGCATAATATGATTTGAGTCATCTAAATTTGTAATTCTGATATATCTAACATCGCCGTCGTCAAACATTCCTGCAACGTAGCCAACTTTATTTGCTGTTACACCAACGCTACTAAGCGCCGATAAAAATCCTATCAGGCCACATTCTGTTGTTGATGCGGTTACAACTCTTTTAACAATTTCATTAACGCTGGAAATATCTAAAGATCTTTCCGATCCATAGTCTATGTTGTTGAGAGTGATTGCTTCTTTTACTGATACTGTTAGTGTTGCCATATTTTAATCCTTACGGTGTCTGAGATGGAACAGGTATACGTGGTTCACCATCCGTATAGTCGTCCCTTCTTCGTCTACCTATTTGTTCTCCACCGAATTTTTGTACTTCGGTTTGATATTTTTGTTCATATAGTTGTAGCATATCCATTGGGCCTTTTAAATAGCTAAAAGCTTCTACCAAGCAGGCGTATAAAAGTCCATTGCCAAAATTAAGACTTAAATAAGTTGTCGTATTTGCCGAGCTCAATCCTACTGGTCTGGCACTGTAATGAATTTTGTACATGAAAGCTGAACTGGGAGTTGGAACAATCGTGATTCTTCCTGAAGAAGTTGCGCCCGTTCCTTCCGCTCCTCCCGACATTGCATAGTATTTTGGTGTGCCAGTAGTCGTTTCAGCCGCGTCATACTCCCTTAAATAGCTAATATCCTTTTTTTCCAGCCAGCTATTAGCTCCTGTTGCAGCAGTCGTTGAGGTATAAACTTGTATTCCTCTTACAAATAATGTTCCAGCTGGAGTATAAACATTGTCTTTTGAAGCAGTTAAATTACCTAGCATTTCTTTTCGATCTGCATCAATTGGAACATCTCTTTGAATTCTAAGTTCTGAATTATCTATAAACTGATCTGTAATCGTACTTGAAAGTACGCCGGTTCCAACTTCTGTATAGTTTAAAATTGCTGTTGTAAGTGTTGAATATGTAAATCCTGCCATTATGCTGATAAAGTCGCTGGTCCTACCGAGACCGGAAACCCTCCTCCTGTAATTCCTCCTGTTGTTGCCGTGCTAGTGTCTACAGTAAAATAAAACCAGTCGTCTGTAAAATCCGTATCTCTAGCGCCGCTAACATACTTGCCTGTATTAATAGCATACCCTGCCGCTTTTGCAATGTTTGAGCCGGCAATGCCGTCAAAGGTCGCCGGATCTGCGTACGCTCCTGCAATTGTTGGCGATCCACGGAACCTGTAAGTACTTCCATTTGTTAAACCATGGTTTGGAGTGTTAACGTTGATTATGCCTGATGAAGCCGCGTACGTGGTAAACGGATCATGGATCAATAACTGCGCAACAGCATTTTCTGTTCTATCCGTTCTTACGTTTTCCAAGGCCTGAGGATCTGCTCCATGCGGTCTTGGATCTAGTTGTGGCTGTTTAGCTTCATATTCAGACTTATGAACAAACATGCCATTCCATTCTGTAAGCATTTCATTATATGGAAATTCCATGCCGGATCGGTCTGATATTGCTTTTGCGTATTTTCCTCTTGCGTATGCCATTATATATTCGGATAATAATTCTTCGGGGTTATATAAGTGCTAGCATCAGACCCGTCTTCTGATAGAGCACGTGCTAATTCATCTTCGTAAAGTAATTTTAATTCCTGTGTTCTTTGTGGTGCATATTTTTGTGATAAATAAAAAGATAGGCCTGACGCCATGCAAGGGACAAATCTATAAGGTATGTCCGTTGCATCTGTGTATGTCGCATCTGCATCTTGAATTCTTTTTACAAAAAACATATGAACAAATTTCGCCGCTGCAGTAGAATCTGGTGTTGGATAAAGTGTAACGGTTGTTTTATCAACGAATCGTTGAACAAAGTATTGAGAAGGAGTTCCTTTAGATAATTTATTTGCTAATGCAGAATATGCTGATCTAGCTATTTTTGTAAGAGTAGAATCTGCCTGTGTTGTTTCAGTTCGACCTGTTCTATAAGTCGCTTCTAAAACATCTGCTATTCCATAGGTAGAAGTTCCAGTTGTTCCTCCTGCTGTTGTTGCAGAAGTTCCGTCGCCTGATGCTCTGTAGAAAATATATTCAGCTTGGCCTTCAACAAGATCAATATCGGTATCTCCTACTTCCCAGTAGTGCAAACCTCTATTGCCCCATTCTTGAAACATTAGATTTAAAGAACGCCTTGCTGTTTTTAATTGAAATCCTGAAACAGACTGTAAGCCAATCCGTTCGTACGCTTCCCCTATAATCTCATCAACAGCGAAAGTCTTGTCAAAAGTAACTGTTCCAGAAGTAGTGTTAGCCATCTGCTACCTCCTATGCGTCCGAATATAACTTCTTGAATTCCGCTACAACCGTATACATGTTCGCGGCATCAGCTGTGCTTGGAACAACTAAGTTAACATCACTTTCATTGGTATTTGCTGATTTGTCAGTTTTCATTCCGCCAAATTCTCTAAAATCCCAATATCCTGTTCCTGTTAAACCAATAATTGGAATGTCCCCATCATCGTCTTCTTCATCTAAACGTGCGTATGAATCTCCACCATCACCGCCTTGACATGAAAACCATATTCTTTGTAACACTAGGTGTACGCAAGAAGAACCTTCATTATTCTTTGCCATTGCCGAAACGTCACCAAATACAGTTGTTGCACCTGATCCGTCTGATTGATTTACTATTTTGATAACCACTCTTGCATCATTTTCTTGCAAGATACTTGGTCCTGTTACTGTGTCTGCCATAATCCCTCCTTAATTAAGATTACTAGATGGGGCCGAAGCCCCATCATAAAGTTTATTTATTATTGATCTGCAAATGCAGGTGCGTCTGCACCTTCTGACCAACCCCAAAGTAGCCAGTTAGTACTATCTTTAGCTAAAATGTTAATCTCCGAACAGCCGAAGTCTGTAAGAGTTAATTTTGAGTTAGAGTTTCCATCAGAATAAACTGATGAACTATCTGCATCTGATTGTATATGAACGATACCACCAATAAAGTAATTAGCATTAGCACCTGTATCAAAGATAAGGTTTTCTGCTTCTTCTGCAGCGCCACCATAAATAAATTTAAAGTGTGCACCAGCAACTGGTGATGGTAATGTGATCGTTCTATTTGCTGTGATCGCTGGAACTACAAGTAGTCTTCCACTATGTGTAGCATTAGTGAGAGTTTTATCTTCATCTCCCAATGTAACAGGTCCATCACCTAAAGTGATGACTTCAGTAACCGTTCCAGTAGATGCCGCTTTACTGACTGTTTTAAATGTATCTTCAGATCTTATTGGACCTGAAAAAGTTGATTTTGCCATAATTATCCTCCTAGTTTCTGAACGTAGTCTCTAGGCCGTCGACTATATTGCGTCTACGTTCTTAATTAATTATATAGTAATTTTTCTATACTCTATTTTTAAAAAGAGTGCAAGGTATCCTTAGGAAAAAATTGATTTTTGACAGCGCTTAAGTGGCTATCGAAACTTCGGCCTTGGCCCCGTCTATTTTAGTAAGACGAGTATCTTCTTCAAACTCTTTGGCAATTATCT